ACCGTAGTCCCGCCGGGGCATACTCTCGCCTACGGCTTGGTGTGGCCGCCCGGATGGACCCCGGCCATGATCGAGATCGCGCTCTTCCGCAGTGCGCGGCAGAAAAACAAGCCTACGGCGATGGCTCTCCATTTCCGCAACTTCTCGGAAATCACGTGGGGACCGGGAAACAAAAACGTCAATTTTCAGTGGCATCCGTGGGCGGAACGGATGCTGAGTGCCGCCACCCGCACGAATTTTCTGGCCGTGGCGGGTTGCGCTGGCAGCGGGAAGAGTGCTTTTTACGGGGGCCTTTGGGCGACAGGCTCTTTTATCGCGAGCCCGACCAACACGCTTGTCATTGTGTGCTCGACCACGATCAAGGGCGCGGAGGGCCGGATTTGGGGATACATCCGCGATGCGTGGACCGGCTCGGCCTATGCGCAACCGGGCCGCCTGGTGGATTCCATGCATGTGATCTATCCCGTGGACGCGCACGGGGAAATTATCTCCAAGCGCATGGGGATCCATCTTATCGCGGCGGAAAAAGGCAAAGAGAAGGAGGCGGGGGAAAAATTGAAGGGGTTGCACGCGGAAAATGTGATCCTGATTCTTGACGAGTTGCCGCTTTTGAGCAAAGCCACCATCCGCACGGCCATCGCCAACCTTTCTCAGGCCCCGCATTTCCAGATCATCGGACTGGGAAACCCGGCTGACTACTTTGACCCGTTCAGCGAATTGGCGAAACCGAAAGACGGTTGGCAGGTTATCAACGTGAATAGCGAAGAGTGGGAGACGGAGCGTGGCCTCTGTCTGCATTTCGACGCGACGAAGAGCCCGAACATCCTTGCCAACAAGGTCATTTTCCCATTTTTGCCCACGCCGGCGCAGATGGAAACCGCTGCCGTGCGATGCGGGGGAGAAAATACCCTGGCCTTCTGGACGGAGTGGCGCGGGTTCTGGCCGCCGAGCGATGTCGCCAGCGGGATTTACTCCTCGTCGGAGATCGTGCTTTACGGAGCCGATAAGTCGGTGGCGGATGCGGATTGGGACGGCACGCCGATTTCTTTGTCAGGATTAGACCTTGGGCTGGTGAATGGCGGCGACCGCTGTGTCGCGTACTTCGCAAAATATGGACTGCTCAAGATCGGGAAAGTCTGCCTTTGCTTCGGTGACTACGTTTACATCAACGAGGATGTGCTGGATCAACGAAACCCTCGCGAAGTGCAAATCATAATGCGGTGGCGGCAGGAATGCGAAGCGCGGGGAGTGCTCCCGGCCAATGCAGGCTACGACGCATCCGGCGGCGGCATCCCCTACGGTGGCTTTATTGATCTCCTCTGGTCTCGCGACGTGCATAAGATTCGCTTTCACGAAACCCCCTCGTTGCTTCCCATTTCCGATACCGACCGCACCCCGGCCAAGGAACGCTATGTGAATCGCGTCACCGAATTATGGTTCTCGGGCAAATGGATGATCCGCAATGGGATCGTGCGCGGCATTGGGCCCGACCTGGCCGGGGAACTCTGCGAACGCCGCTACGAGGCCATGGGCAGCGGCGGAACCCTGCGCCTCAAGGCGGAATCGAAGGACGATATGAAGAAGCGCACCAATGGGAAGTCCCCGGACATCGGCGATGCCTTCGCCATTGTGATTGATCTTGTGCGAAAGAAATTCCGGTTCAATGCCAACCATGCCGGTCTCACCAAGCCGGGAGAGCTTTCCCACTGGAAGAAACATTCCATCATGCGGGATATTCCAGATGGGGGGTTTCGTTCGCCAGCGCAAGCGGGGCCGCACGTGCTCCGGGCGGCCTAAATATCAATTCTTGACAATCTTTCTTTGCGTAATGCAAATTCCTTGCAGTAAACAGAGAACAAAGGCATCTCTCTGTTCGCAAGAATGATCTACGTTTTCCCTGTATCCACATCGGACAGTTCACTCATTGATCCGCTCCATGCGGCCATCAAGCACCTTGGCGGAATGCAGGGGCGCAAGTGTGTGGCCATCGGCGACCAATCGGCCCGCGATGCGGTGGATTATTTGGCGGATCGCCTGGAAAACCTCAACGCGAAGGTGGAGAAACACATTTTCCCCTTCACGTGCGAAGATGGCTGGCCGCGCGCCTGCAATCGCTATTTCACGGTGGCCGCTGCCCTCATGGCCAAGCAAGACGAGCCTTTTTATTATTTTGAACTGGACAACACCCCGATCAAAGCGGGTTGGCTCGATAAAATCGAAGGGGAATACATGGCCGGTCTCGCGCGGGGCAAGCCGTTCATGGGGTATCTGGTGCCGCACCGCGTCAACCGCAATGGCGTATGGTCCGACGATGGCAATGTGATGAACGGCTCCGGCGTTTATCCCTCCCTCTATGGGCATGTGTCGCTCCTGATCCGCGAAGTGGCACGGCAAAGCGTTCCTTGGGACGTGTATATGCGATGGGAGATGGTGAACGATTGCAAGGATGCCAACGATTTTCTCTTATTTAACTGGCACTCAACCAATTACCGATGGAAGGATTGCCTTGATGAGGCAACGGGAGCCACCGCTCCCCGGCTGGTTTGCGATATTGATAAACGCCCCGGCGGCATCTTGCACAACGGGAAATCCGATCCGGTGGAGTCGCGGCATTTTATCGTGCATGGGTGCAAGGATGGCTCGCTCTCCCGCATGGTCGTGGCGGGGGAGATCGCCGCTCCACCGATTACCAGTTTTGAGGAAGTTTCCATTCCCGCCACCCCGGCGGCGGGTTGGGACTCCATCAAAGATGAATCATTGCAGGGTGGACAAGCCTGGTTAAGTCGCGAGTCCCATAAACTCGTCATCGAGGGTTCAAATCCCTCCCCTGCAACCAATTCAATCGCGAATGGTGCGCAGGGAGATCCTGCGACTCGGGGAAGAAAACCCCGGCATGAAACAAACCGATTGATCCCCGCTTCGGCCAAGAAAAAGAAAAAGCGCAAGCTGAACCTCTCCGAGGCTGAACGCGCCCGACGCTCCGAACACGCCCGCAAGATGACCGAGGCCCGGCAAAATAAGATCGTGAGGATGGCCGCATGAATTCGATTTTCGACGACATTTTTGTCGCATGTGATCCGCCGGATTCTCCGACCGATCCCAACACCAATCGGCGCGAGTGGCAGGTTGCCTATCTCACCGGGCTCTGGATGAAGCTCTTGGTGGCCGACAAGCAAAGCGCATCCAACCGCTCCGCCATCCAATCCCTCTTTGACAACGCGCCGCCCTACATCGAAGGATCCCGCCTCAACGAAGGGCTGGAATTCCTCGCCAATTTCAACCCCGGCGATGCCCGCGCGGCACTCAATGCCGCCATCTCGCCCTTCGTCGAAATGATGAAGGCCACGGAATTCCCTTTGCGCATCCGCACAAACTGGGGGTCCGATGGCCAGCGCAGCAACCACGAGGGGGTGATGTCGGAGGAGTGGGGCCGCGTCGTTCACGGCTGGTCCTACTGGAACTTCAACTTCCTGCACTTGTCCAATATCTTTGTCGGCCACGGAGTCGGCATCGCGTATTTTCTCGATGATCGCAACTGGCAATATCGCGCTTCTGGCATGGCGGACTTCAAAATCCCGCGCATGTCCTACGCCAACGAGGATGAAATCGAGATTGCCGTTTGCGCCCGCGCCTACCTGCCGCACCAACTGCGCGCCTACATCACGGGCACAAGCGTTGATCCTGGGTGGAATGTCGATGCCGTCGAAAGTGCCATCGCCGAAGCACTGAAAGGAGCGGATATGGGCTCCGACCTCAATCGGGAACTGAAACCCGAAATGCTGGCGGCGGAGATGAAAAACGGAGATCCCAGCCTGAGTTACGCGACCAACACGGTGATTCGATGCATCCATGCGTGGGGCCGCGAACCGGACGGCACCATCACCCAGCTTATCAGCCTGGAAAGCGGCACAAATAAGAATTTTCTCTACAAAAAAACGGGACGATTCAAGGCCATGGGTGATGCGTTTGTGTTTTTCACCCTCAATATCGGGATCAACGGCTATTACCATTCCGTGCGCGGGCTGGGGGAACAGATTTACAATCTGGCAATGGAACTCGCCCGGATGGAGTGCCGAGCCAGCGACAACGCCAAGGTGGCATCCAGCCTGCTTTTCCAATCTTTAGAAGAGGGCGCATTCACCGAGGCCGCCATTAACTTTATCGGCCCGTGCGGTCAACTGCATAAGGATGCGCAGATCGTGGCCTATGAATTCCCGGACGCGACCAAAACCATCTTCCCCGTGCTGAATGAACAGCGCACGCTTTTGCAAAACCACATTGGTCAGTATGCCGGGCCGGTCAGTTTCAACGACAGCCGGGTGCAAACGAAGTTCGAGGTAAAAGCCCGCATGGGCGAGAGTGCCAGCGTGAGCGCGACCTCCAGCACGCTTTTTTACGAGTCGCTGCAAAAACTCTTGCGGCAAATGCTGCGGCGATTCATTCGTCCTGACTACCGAGCGGACGAGCCGGGGGGCAAGGAAGTCTTCGATTTTGTTCGTCGGTGCATCAAGCGGGGGGTGCCGCTCGAAGCGATCCGGCGCATTGATGTTTCCCGCTGCGAAGTGGTCCGCGCCTTCGGGGGAGGAAGTTCCGCCGAGCAACAGCTCATCTGGGATTCCGTCAAGGAACTCATCCCCTCCATGCCCGCCGCCGGGCGCTATAAAGCTGCGCGCAATTATCTCGCATCCCTCATTGGCTACGACGCCACCGAGGAATACATGCCGAAACTTCCTGATCAAAGCGCAACCGGAGACGAGCAAATCGCCAACGTGGAAAACACCCAGCTTGCCAACGGGGCCGCCATCCCGGTCTTGCCCACGGCACTGCACGCCGCCCAGGCCCCCATTCACCTTGAGCAGATTCAGCAAATGCGACAGGCCATCGAGCAGGAAGAATCCCTCTTGGCGCAAATCTTTCCCGGCTTCATGGCCACACTGGAACACACCACCTTGCATGTGGAATACCTCAGTGCCGATCCTTTCTATGCGAAGGAAAGCGCGGAATACCGGAAGATTTTGCAGGAGGCCCAGGAAATCGCCAACAACGGGGCGAAGGAACTCCAGCGAGCCGACGAGAAGGCCGCCATGGAAGCGCAACAAGGCGGAGACGCCGCTCCCGAGGCGCAAATCAATCCGCAAGTGCTGGCGCGGGTCGAGGAAAACCGCATGAAGCTCGACGCGGCGGAACAATCCCACCAGCAAGCCCTGCGGCACCGCGAGGATAAATTCAAGCAGGAGCGATCCATCGCCGACGCCACCGCCGCAGCCAAGATGCTACGCGATCCCACCTAATTTATGATGACCGATCAAGACGTTTGGTATGCCAACGGCAAGGACAAACAACTCGCCGAAGCCCTGGCCAACCCTGTTCTACAAAAAGCCCTCGCCATGCTGATGATGGCAGGGATCCCCAGCGGACGCACCAGCGGAGATGTTCCCAAGGAAGCTCTGGATGGCGCATGGGGGAAGGGGTATTTCGCTTTTTATCTCGGCCTGCACGCGCTGGCCGCACAGCGGCCCGAACCCGTGCAAGCCAGAAAATCGCGGGAACTCGTCCGCGACGACCTCCCCCCCGTCATTCCCCCTAACTCTTAATTCTCAAATCCTATGGACCTATCAAACATCCCCGAAACTGCGCCTACCGAACCCCAACCATCCACAGAGGGGCCGGTGACAGACATCGCCATCTCTGAGCCGGTCGCGGACGATACCCGCAACTTCATGGAGACCTTCATCGAGGATGCGGGCAGCCAGATGAATACCGGCGAGCCCAAATCTCCGGTGCAAAAGGACGCTGCCGTGGAAAAGAAACCCGGCGAGGGCGAAGCTGCCCCCGACAAAGAGGAAAAGCCGTCCGGCCAGGAAGATAAAGCCAAGCCGGCCGATGTGCTGGAAAAGACGCCGCCCAAAGGCATGAGCAAGGAAGCATCGAGGGTTTTTCACGAACTCAAGGATGAATTGCGCCAGGCCCGCAAACAAACCTCCGTCTTCGACGCGGAAAAGGCTTCTCTGACGGCCCGGATCACCGAACTGGAATCCACCACCGGCGATGCGGCCAAGTTGCGCGAAGACCTCACCGCGCGTGAGGAAAAGCTCTCGGAACAAGCCGCCGCCATCCAGTTGATCCGGCTGGAAAGCTCTGAACTCTGGAAAAGCGAGGTCGCCGCCCCCATGCAATCCGTGGTTGCCGCAACAATCGCCTTGGCCAAGGAATACGCCGACGTTCCCGAGGGTGAATTGCTTTCCGCCATCACCACCAATAACAAGCGCAAGCTGGATGAACTGCTGTCCGACATCCCGGAGTATGATCGTTTCGAGGCGCATAC